TGTTAATTCTGGTAATGACATTCACGATCCTCCGTGTCATACCTAAATAGTTTTATCAATGAGAAAGCCTCTATTCAGAGGCTTTGCTACTTTTACCTATAGAGCTTTTTCTTTTAACAGGCTCTGGCTTCTTTTTTGTTTTCACAGGTGCTTTTGCTTTTTTCGGCTTTACAGCCTCTAGAGTTTTGCGTTTAGCTTTCATTCTTCGTCTACCAGACATAATATTCTCCTTAAAATTATAAAATAATTAGTAATTTACAAATAAAAAAACCTCTCATTATGAGAGGCATACAAAAACCAAGCTTATATAACTTAAATGTCGTCTGGGGCTATAAAGCCATGGAAACGTAACAAAAGCTTACCGGTCTCTATCTTCTTTGGTGCAGAACCAGTAAAGTTAGAGACAACAATATCAGTTGTTTGCCCTGGAGCATCAATCCATCCAGGGTTTGTTTGGTCTCCGAACACAGTCAAAGTAGCATGATTAACATTAATTGTGGCGCTACTACCATCTACAGGAGAAGCAACAAAACTACCATGGTTGTTAATTCCAATTGCGATACCTCTAGCGATTTTAGCTGCTGCATCAGCATTTTTTGTTTGAAATCTCAAACCAGTGGCCGCTGCATTAAACGCTGCCAAAGTTGAAGCAGAAAAATTAACAACCGTACCGGTTGCAGCATCATTAGTTCTAAGAGAAATCTTAGAAGCTAACTCTACAATTGTATCTGCATCATCTGTATTAACCGTAATGGTGCATGCACCTTTGGCTACTTGTGTTGCTGTGCTATTACCGGTAGCTAAAAATATAAATTTATCAGTAAGAGCTGAATTGTCAAAAAATAGATTTTGCTGGTATCCAAGAGTACTCAAAGATCCAGTTGCCCCTTGTGAATCGGTCCCTAAAGGCACTCCACCACTACTAACAGCGTTACCTTTTATCTGATTTGCAGATCCAGTTATAATATTAAAATCAACTAATTCACCAGAAGTGGTTCCATCACTAGCAGCCTCTAAACAAATAGCGTCTAGTTGTGTAACAATTCCAAAAACAGAATCAGTCACTTGACAGATTGCTACATTTGCAGAACTAGAAACACCGCATGGAGCATTAACAGTAATGTTCCCCGAATCAATACTAGCTTTAGAAGTTCCAAAGTCTAGAACAATATCAGTTGTTACTTTATGCCCTTCGCGATGTTGAGTTGCCGATACAACGGCATCTTTCATACCGTCACTAACACCAATATCACCAATAACGTTTTTACCCAGTTTTTCTGAGTTAAAGAGTTTTCCTCTTGATATTCTTTTTACACCCATGTTATCACCTCCTATATGTCATCAGGGGCTACGAACCCGTGAATGTAAATGAGAAGTTTTCCAGTTTCGTAAACAGTTGCTGTTGATGTCCCATCACCATTTACCAAATAAAGAAATTTATCAGCCAATGAATTGTCATCAATAGCTGCGCTAGTGTCTTCTCCAACAGCCGTTAATGCTGTGATCAAAGCAACATTGGAACCAGGGGTTGAGCTGATTGCTGTTCCTTGAACACCACCAGTTGCTGCTTGATGAATGTCAATGTCTGCCATGTCAGTACCATCATTTGCTAGAGCTTCTACTAAAACAGCTCTAACCTCTGTGATAATTCCAAACTTTGCCACTGTCAGTTCTCCCAAGTGTGCATCTTTTGTAGCTACACCGATTGGACCCAGTGAAGCACCACCTGCTGCGATAGCTGCCTTTGAGGTCGCAAGATCAATTGCGATTTCTGTGATAATTTCTTGTCCTTGTCTGTGTTGAGTTGACGATACAATTGCATCTCTGATGCCTTCACCAGCTTCAAGGTCAATTGCTTGTCCGGCTTTCTCAACTTGGTAAAGTCTTTTACGACTTAATCTACGATTTCCCATAATTTATTCTCCTATAGTTAATTATGGACTTGTTGCACGACCCGTATCTACCAGCCCCTTATTCCGGTAGAGACAGTGAGCAGGGGCCTCGCTCAAAGGAGACCGCGCTTCAAGTCAAAAGTAAGTAGTTTTACAAAAAAGAAAACCCCCAACTCAAAAGAGAAGGGGGCTCTTATGTTACTTAACCAATCAGGGATTAGCTAGAGTATTCTCCACCGAGAAGATCGCGAACGATAACAAGACCGTACATATCAGGGCGAACCATTTTCTTCGCATAGCGAGTCATGACACCCTTACGTGGTACGAAATCTTCTGGGCCAAAGATTGTAGGTGTAGTTTGGAGAGGTACATACGGAGCATATACATATCCAGACTCAAGGAAACTATTTCCTTTACGTCCTACAAGAATCACGTTACGTGGGAAGTAAGGATCAACGATAACGTCGAACTTACGACTGAGAGAACCAGTCTTAACCGCACCGATATCACCCTTGTCAGCATCAGCGGTTACGTTTGCACGGAATCCGCTAGTGAATTCAAGAACGTTAGCAACTTCAGGAGAAACGATTACGAAGTTCGCTCCACCACGAAGTGTCTTGCGGTGAATTTGAGCAGAAATGTCATTGATTGTTTCAATGAGAGTCTCATACCACTCAGAAACTGTTCCAGTGAAATCAGGAGCAGCCGAGTTAGCACCAACCTCAGCACCAGTTGAACGATTAACGAACAAACCAGGTGAACGAGACCAATACTGAGTACCAGCAGTTGCGCCATTAACAAGATCAGCAAGGATCTCACGGTCAATTTCAAGAGCAATTTGCTCAGAGAGGATAGAAGTCAATTCAACTTCAGCATCAAGATTGTGATAAGCATTCAAGTCTTGACCAAGCTCAGGAGTCCATTTAGCTTTAAGCTTCTTGGTTTGAGCAGTGATCGCAGTTGAATCAACCTTGATGTCGATCTCTGGGATATTTGCTTCTGCTTCTAGAGCATAGCTATTAGAAGAAGATCCAACAGCACCAAGAACACTACTAGCAGCAATATTATCTGCGATTGGGAAACTAAGCTTTCCAATTGCTAAATTACCAGCACCGTTTGTTGCAGTATCAGATTCAGTTGTAATTTGCGCTGGTTCATCTGTAGAAACAACAAAACGAACTGCAGCAGCACCTGTTGCTGATTCAGTAGCGGAAACAAGTCTAGTCAAACGACGAACTTGTGAAATATTTGCAACCGCTGTAAGTGTGCCGATTTCAGCACCACCTGTAACACCATTCAACCAAGTACGAAGAGCGGTTTTATCAAGTACAAATGCAGAAAGATTATCAAAATCAGCATCTGCAGCACTAGCGATACTTTCTATTTCATCAACGTTAATGTCGACAACCATAGCACCGAGTGTTGTTTCTGCAAGAAGATCAGGATCATACTGAATGTATTTCTTACGAGCGTCTGTTACAACTCCATCAAGTTTGAAAGCAGATTTCAACTTAATGTGTGTACCATTGGTAAAAGCACCTACATTACTTCCACTTGGAGAAGCGTATGCATAACCAGTCATACCGTTACGACCAGGTCCAGAAAGATCTCCCTTAAGAGAATCTACCAAACCTACTCCATCAATTACTCCAGCACCTAATTTATCTGTACCGTAGATAGAAGCAGTTCCATCAGCAGTGTTACCCATACGAGGGGAAGCAGCAGCGTTTCCACCTTGTTCATCTCCAAAAGTGAAGTCAAGGAAGAAGATGAGTCCGGATGGAAGGCTCATCGGTTGAACGCTAACCAATTGGTTTGCGATAAGTCCGGCGAATACACGACGAACGATTGGGAAAGCAACAGCAGCAAAACCTTCAACGTCACCAGCGGTCATTGAGCTAGCTTCGCGGAGAAGTTCTTTTGCTTGATTTTCGAGCAGACGAGCCATAGTAGCTTTTTGATGCTCATTTTGAAGACCTTCAAGTAGACCGGTTTTTCCCCACTTAGAAAGGAGAGCAGAACCCTCTTTCTTCATGTCACGGTTTACTATGCCTTCTGTCAAAGTTTCAATAATAGACATTTTTTAACCTCCTTAAATATTGTTATTTAATGCCAGCAAGTTTTTTCATGTGATCGGCAAATGTATGCTCTTCACTTTCATTAACTTGCTTATTTCTACGTGGAAGAATTCCTGACAAAGTAGATTTTCTCTGCACAGACTCGCTTAGGGTTCTAGGAGACTTTTTATCGTTTCCAGAAGTTACCGTAGCATTAAGAGCCTCGTGAA